GGTTCTGCAAGGATTTACGGACCTGACTTCTAATGCCGCGGAAGGTAAGGGCTCTTACGCTCTCTCCGAAAGCGCCAGTAAGCTGTATCTCCGTAACCGCCGTATGGTTGCGCGAGACATGGCGCGTCAGATTACCAACAACGTTATTGCGGATTTGGTAAGGTACAACTTTGGGACTAAGGCTCCGTGTCCTCGTTTTGCGTTTGGTCCACTTTCGGAACAGAATGAACAAACTGTGCTGGACATGTTCAAGGCGATCTCTACGACCGGTGCGAATGTGGACCCCACCTTCTACGACCAGCTCCAATCCCGAGTCGCCACTCTCCTAGAGTTGGACGAAGGGAAGGTCAAGAAGAGTATGGAAGAGGGAGTAGATACTCCCGGTACGCTTAACGAAATGGCTACCAAGGTCGATGTTGCGACTCAAATGGTAGAGGGAGCCCAAGCTAGGGGAATGATTCCTCCTTCTCCTGTTGGTCCTGCGCCAGGAACGCCGCGTGCCCCCGCTGTAAGGGGTCCGTATGGTAAGGAAAGCGTAGTCAACGGTGGATAGGAGGTGAGAAAACGCTATGGTTAGCAGTAGGGTTTATCCTGACCTAGAACGAAAGCCCGGTGGACCTGATAACTGGGTTGAAAAGGTCGGTGGACTGCCCAGTTTCATTGAGCGCATCGCAAAGCACCTCCATTACGAGCGTGGTTTTTCGATTAGTCACGCTATTGCGACCGCTGTTAGCCAATGTAAGAAGAATTGCGCTAAGGGTAACGCTAAGGCGTGTAAGGCTGTTGCTCAATGGGAAGCTAAGAAGGCTCGTACTCGGATTGCTGCAACCGAAGTTAGGGGTCGTAAGCTCACCGATTTCGAGTTTGCAGAGATTATCTCTAGTGTTGGGTATAAGCGACTCGAATTTGTCCAGAGAGCACCTGGAGCTAGTGGGTCAAATCGACCATTCGATGAGAGTAAGTATCTCAGGAATCCAGCTAATGGAAAGTTCTCTGCGAAGTACACTCCCGCAGAGCTAATTGCAGCTCGTAGGCTTGTCGAAGGCGATTTGACTAACCTCCAGGTCGGTCAATCGGTTGTTTTCCCTGGTGATGCAGGGTGGGCTAAGCGCTCTGAGTCCGGGTATTTGATTCAGGGGCCCGCAGGCATTAGAGTGGCAGTCAGAACGCTCAGCGAGGCTATCCAGGCTGCCACCAATATTATGGCCGGTAAGCTATCAAGGGTTGCACAACCCATTAAGTAGTTTATGAGAGTTGGTGAATACATAAAGTGACAACCACTACGATTTCACCATTCGTTGTAAGTGGAATTGAGAAGGTTGAACTTGCGGACGGCAAGGGCGGAAAGAAGGTCTCCTGGAAGAAGGAGATTCTGCCCGCTGGTAAGCGTAAGTATGAAGGCGAGGAGCTTGACTTTTCGCTTATCAATCCTGCTGTCGTTCAGGCTTTTACTGACAAGGCTGTCGATTCGGTTCCGCTTGTTCTCGCTCTAAGCGACAATAAGCACCCGGAAACCGGTGAGGAACTCGAATACCTCGAAGGTGACCTCGATAAGCTCGAAATGAGCCAGGATGGTCGTCTGTATGGGTATTTCGATCTGACTCAAAAGGTTATCGACAAGATCGAGGCGTCGAATAAGAAGCTCGGCGTCTCTTGTCGTATTGACGTTGGCTATGAGCGTAAGGATGTGGGTAAGAGGTACCCATACGCTCTTCGTCACGTTTGTGCTACCACGGCTGCGCACATTAAGGGCATGGACCCGTGGGAGAAGGTTGAGCTTTCGGAAGGGGAAAAGGGTAACAAGACTCTTGACCTCTCTACGGAAGTCATTGAGGAAACCGCTAATACTACTAAGGAGACGGGGGATGACCTCGTGGCTGTAGAGATTCCGAAGGATCAGCTGGACAAGCTTCTCGGGTTCCTTTCCGACATGGAGAAGGGCGAGGAAGTGGCTAACAAGCTCGGAAACGATGGTGGGAACGGTGGCGATGCGCCTACCACCACTGCCACCCTGTCTGAGGCTGACCAAAAGCGTATCGATCTCGCGGAGCAGGCTGCTAAGGCTGCCAATGACCGCATTGAACTGGCCGAAAAGAAGGCCGCTAAGGCTGAGTGGAAGGCTAAGGAAGCCGAACTCGCTGCGGCTGGTGTCCCTCCGGTGATGCTGACTGAGGCTGGAAAGGTTCTCGGCCTCCACAAGAGCGTTGTCATTAAGCTTTCGGATACTGAAAGCGTTGACCCTCGCGCTGTCATCGAGTCTATTCTCGAACACGCTAAGGGTATTGTTGACCTCAGCGAGGAAAAGGGTCACAGCGTCTCTGGCGATGCCGAGGGCGAAGACGACCCGGAATTCAAGGGTTTCCTGTCCTCGTTCGGGCTCAGTAACTAAGCCAGTTAGGAGGTAAATAGATATGGCTAAGGCACAACTTGTTTTCGAGAAGGGTCCTCTTACCTTCTCGGCGACTACTACTGCAAACTCTGGTCTGATTAAGGGTGGTCAGCTCGTTGAAGCTGACGGTACTACTGGTCGCATTCGAGTTGCACAGGCTAACTCTGTTAGGTGCCTGGGTGTTGCAATGGGTGATGCGTCTCCGTCGGACTATTCCAACGCGGATACTGCCGATTCGTGGGGCAATAACATCACCAACTTCCACTTCCCTCCGAATGAAGTGGCAGTCGCTTACCAGGGTGTTTTCCGCCTGACTGTTCCTTCTGCCGTTACCACTATCGATAACGGCGACCTCGTTAAGTGCGCTGCACTTGGTTTGGTTGTGAGGCACAGTCAGGGTGGCGCAGCGACTTTCGATCAGATCATTGGTCGTTGTGTCGAGCCTGGCGGTATTGCTGCGGGTGGTACTGGTAAGATTCTGATTAGCCTGGCAGGTGCGTAATGGCTGTTCAAACTTATGGTATGAGCTACGATGGTCCTAAGTGGACTGTCGACCAGCTGATTAAGAACCCGACTTGGGTTCCGAACACCATTATGAAGATGGTCCGTGACAACAACATTGCGGATTGGCTTCTTCGTACTGGTCCTGCTGCTTCTAGCGGTACGGTTGCCTTCGAGGAAACTGTCGCTCTTTACGCGAATAGTGAAGGCGAAACCGTTGCGGAATTCGGTGAGTACCCGCTCGCTGATTCCAGCGTCTCGACTCCTGGTGTTCGTTCGACCACCAAGAAGGGTGTTGGTCTCGTTATCTCGGAAGAGATGCGGACCCGCAATGACACTGGCCGCGTGCAGGATGCGATGAACAAGGTGCGTGACACTCTTGTTCTCGGTCGTGACAAGGCGATGATTAACGCCATTCTCGCTAACGCAAACGTTCAGACTTTCGCGTCTGCGGGTGCGTGGGATTCGTCTTCTACGATCATCGTTCAGGATATCGCTACGGCGATGTATAACATCACGAACGTTAACGTTACGGGCGCCCAGTACAGTGAGAAGATCGGTTACGAGGCCGATACTCTCATTATGAACCCGGGTAACTTCATCGGATTCATTGACAACGATGAAGTTAACAACATCTTTGCTGGTTCTCCGATGGCGGATCAGCAGATGCGTTACACGGGTAAGATGCCGAAGAAGTTTATGAGTCTGGATGTGCTTAAGTCTTGGCGCGTTCCGCTCAACACGGCGATTGTCTGCCAGCGTGGTGCTATGGGCTTTGTCTCGACTGAATGGCCTCTTAGCGGTACTCCGCTTGAGAAGCGTCCGGACAATGACTCTTACCGGTCGAACTTCCGTTACCGTGACGTTATGGTTGTGGACAACCCCAAGGCTGTCTGCCTGATTACGAGCCTCAGCTAATAACGGAAGGAGAGGGACATAATGGCCGATAAGATGGTTAAGCTCCGCCTTCTGGTGGATTCGTTCAATCTGTATCACTTCGACGAGTGGGGAATCCCGATCAAGAAGCGGGGTTACAAGCGAGTTGAGAAGGGTGATACCTTCGAGGTTCCTGACTACATCGCAGAACGTCTCCTCAATTTCGAGCTGAGGACTCCTCTGTCGAATTACGTTATCAGGAATGCAGTCCTCGCGGATTCCGATCAGGACCCGTATCGGGATGGTGGTGACGGTAAGTTTGTCACTCTCGCTCCTGGTGTGAGTCAGTTCCCAGAGGCTGATTTCGGTTCCACCACTGTTGGTGGTGAGCTGATTGCAGACCCGAATGGGGATCTCGCTGACCAGCGTAAGGAAGCTCGACTCGCTGAGGTTGCTGCTGTTAAGGGTGAGAATAAGCCTGCCAATAAGCCTCAGCAACAGGCTCAGCAAATTGAGAAGAAGAACTGATGGCCTGCGGTTGTAATAATACCTACGAATACCAAGTACTCGTAGATATCCAGTCTCCTACTACCCTCGAAACTACCCTTAACACAGAAGGTAGTGAGGGATGGGAAGTTGATTGGATTCACCGCAGTGATTCCGGTTACTTCTACGTGCTCTTGAAGCGTAAGGTTTAAAGATGGCATACTCAACTGTCGCAGATGTGCGGTTGGTGTTGGAGGGGTTTAATGACCCCAACGAGTCTCCGGACCCGGATTACACTCCCGCACTTCTGAGTGATGCGCAGATTGAGTATGAAATCAGTAACGCCGACGAAGAGATCAATGCGATCCTTCGTCGGCGTTACGCCGTTCCTCTTCCTACTCCGGTTCCAGAAGTACTTAAGAATCTGTCTGTCGATATTGCAGCCGCTCTTTGCGATATGACCTTCCGTGGATCACGCGAATACGCTAGCGTTTTGGCTCCTGCTCGATTGCGTTACGAGCGGGCTCGTTTGATCCTGGATAGGATTAGCACAGGCGATTACCCCCTCTATAACGAGGGAGAGGGACCGGAGCAGGTCGGCGATACTTCTATCGTCATCAATCCCTACCCCGGGGATATCCTTCTCACACGAGAAGTATTCCCACGAGGATATGCGATGGTGGAAGGGAGTGCGGAATTTGCCGAACTTGCTACCGTGCCTATTCCGTATTACCCATATCTAGCTAGGGGATAGAAATGCCTGGTACCTTTGACGAACGAATTCGTTATCTAGAGGACCAGGTAGGCGATGGGGATATCACAGCGGGTTGTGAGGTTAACCAAGCCTACGCGCAGAATCAGCACGAGAACACGTCATTCCGTCACACTGTCGGCCGCGCACGCTACCTGGGTGATCCACTCATGGAGAATGCGTTTAACCTGGTTGACGGAATGGCCCGTGCTGTTATCACTGAGGATGGTTCTCGCATCCGCGAGGAAATGATCGACATTTCGGAAGATATGTCGCGCTGGGTATTTACCAACGCACCTAGGGACCCCGACATTGGCGATGTACTTGCCAATTCGGGGTCTCCTTATGTCGAGGACGATGGTATCGAAATCTATCGTCGACCACCTGTTGCCCCTAGGCGACTTGGTGACGATCATTCAAACTGGTGATGACAACCAATGAGTCGACTTACTACAGGTATGTTGGTTGAATGGCTAAGGCCGCTCGTTACTAGCGGAGCGAGGGTCTTTCCTGGTAGGATTCCTAATACGCCGAATCGAGTTATCGGTATCGTGAAGGGTACTGGTGCTGGATCGACTATGGAAGGTCTCTACGATGTGATTGGAATTTCCATCACTTGTAGAGGTGGAGAGAATAATATAGATGATGCGGAAAGGATTGCTGGGGAAGTGGATGATATCTTCCTCGGTAAGCACCCCAACGCAAAGTCTGAAAATTTCCTTATCGGCGTAGGGGACGAGAGTGTGTTTGTAAATGGGATCGGAAGGTCAGGGTCGGGGCCTACTCAGTTGCCTCTTCCCGATCAAGATTCCAGGTACACATTCACTTGTACTTACTACGCATACGTCTCTACTGATGTAGGACAGGTGTTCAATGGCTGAAACTGGAAAGAAGCCTGACCCTAAGGTTACTGAAAATTCAGGTTCGACCTCTGAGGCTAAGGCTGTTCCCGCTAAGGACGAATACGTTAGGGTTAGGACCACGTATCCTCACGCCACCTTCTCGGTCGAGGGTGTGCCTACGATTGACACTGAGGGTGTGGTCCTGACAAAGGAACAAGCCGATAAGGCTAAGGAGCTGGCTCCGACCTACGGTGTCAGGCTTAACGTTGAGGAAGTGAAGTAATGGTCGATTTCATTCCTCGGTATGACAGGAAGAATGTCCTTCGTGGTATGGCTGCCCTTTGGGTTGCCGACTACAATCCTACTGTTCCGGTTACGCTTCCTGCTGACACTGTTCCGCTCGGAGCTGACTGGTCTGCCGCGACTAACGCAATCCAAAGTCTGACCGTTGGTGGTTCTGGCCTTACGTCCTTTACCATTACGTACGCTGGTCAGACTACTGCTTCTATTCCCGCGGCTGCTACTGCTGCCCAGGTTCAGACTGCTCTGATTAACCTTTCT